ACTGGTTCCACATACGAATCTCTACACCACTTACACTCACAACTTGAACTAGGTTTCCACTGAAACAAACCTATCCGAGCCTTTCTAAGAACATAGTCAGGGCTGCCGGGAACATTATCAACGTAGGTACCTACTGCATCAGAGATTTTTCCCTGAGTATTGTAGGCAGGTCTATGCCTGTATAACCTAGTCTTTGGCTGCCAATCATCTATGTATGACATGGAGTAGCCTAATCCAGCCAACTCCTGTTTCATTTTATTACGCTCAGTTATGCCTGTTACCACTGGTTACTCCTAGTTATTTGTTGCTAGAGCAGCTACATCAAATGTGATGCCAGCACCACGAGTATCATCTAATTCAAAGACTCCATAGTCACTGGTCATTACAACTTCAGTTGCCCTGAGTGACGCATCTCTTTGTCGCTCAGTTCTAGTCTCAACGCTGGTCAGATATGCCAATGCACTCTTATCAGCGATTACTCCAATACCATCACCAGAGGAATCTTCTTCAATGTTTCCATCTTCAAATATTGGAACATTATTCATGGGTTTCAAACCACTCCAGAAGTTACCCAGAAGGTCTTGTGACCATCCTTCAGGTATCCCATTAGTTACTGCAGAAGCTACGGTAGCAGCTTCTTTAGAAAGATAAGCTACTGCGTTTGGATGGTGCAGTATATATAACTGACTTCCAAACTTGTTCGCTTTAGCGTAGGCAATAACTGCCTGTACGTTAGAAGCCTTCATAAACTTAGTAGCATCACCCAATTTGGTACCGCCATTTAAGTTAGTATAGAGAGCAATAACGTCTCCATCTTTTTTCCTTGCCATACCATCACCCAGCTGCCTACCTATGATAGACATAACATTAGGTGCTGATTGCCTGACGAGTTTATCAGTCAGAATAACCTTGGCTCCTACCTCAGATGCGGTAAGGTCAACAGTGGTCATTCCAATTTCTTCCTCGTCTACTATGTCCTGACCGTCTACTAGGTCACTCATGGACATCTGTCCTACTTTAGGGACAGTTACCTGCTTTGCTCCCTTTGGAAGATTAAACTTCTCAATCAGTGCCAAAGCTGGTGCGTTATGCTCCTCTGTATATCGAGCAGCATTAATAATAATCTTTTGGGCGTTTTCTAGATTGCCCGTTGTGGCTGCTTGTGCCATAACTAAACCTCTTAATCTTTTGCTAGTTTATTATCCTAAACCAGCAGCCCTTCGTGCTGCTGCATTCGCCTGAGCAGACCTATCCCCTTGGGAATATCTCTCAAGCCACCTGTCCTCATCGGTAGAAGCAGCCGGTGTACTTTGACTGTCGTCAAAAGTCTGCGAAGGAACTAGCTGTGCCCTTAGCTTAGCCAGTTCCGCTTTATCGTCCCTTTGGGACTTCATGCTTTTCGCAGCTGCTTCCATGCTCTGAGGGTCAGAGTGTTGTCTTAATTGATTTAAGTCAGATAAATCCAACTCATACTTTTCAGCAAAATGCTCTGCAGCATTCGACTGTCCCTGCAGGAATTGCACATAGCTATCCTGCTCCTGTTGCATTTTAGTTACCTGATTCTGTTGAGCCATCCAGTTCTGGGATATCTGTGACGCTTGGTCCGGTAGATATCCAGCCTGTTCAAGCTGTTGCTTGTACTGGTCAGACTGACCCTGTAACTGTTGCATCTGTTGCTGGTTCTGATACTGCAGATTCTGTTGCTGCATATCGTAATTACGTTGTTCTATCTCCTGCATACGCCTTTGCAAGTCATCGACTGGTGCTGGCTCAGGAATAGGAGGAGGAGGAATATCAGAAACAGGAGGTGTTACTACTGATTCTGGTTGAGTAGGTTCCGGTTCGCTTGAACCAGTATCTACAGTAGGTTCTTCTACAGCTGGTGTAGGAGTATCCTCAAAGGTATTAACCCCTGAGAAATCCTCAGTAATATCTGTAGTTGTACCTACACTATTATCTATAGGAGCATCCACTGCTGGTTGCGTATTTTCTGGTGTATCTGCCTGATTAACCATGTTTTACCTCTATCTTAGAATTATTTTAGTATACCCTATACTACCTAGTTCTCACAGGGATAGCTTCTGTAGTACGTGGAATAAACCCTGTTGATGTCTTTCCATACAATTGGTCATGGTACTGTTGACCCCTTAGAGTAACGCCTTGGTGGAAGTCTCCATACCAGAAGACTAAAGCCTCATCTAATCCCCCTCCTGCATCTGCGTCTGACTTTAAGAGGTTCTCTCTTTTTATAGAACGGAGTTCAATTAACGTATCGAGATACGGAATGCTATCCAGCATTTGTCTCTGGCTACCTCTGTCTGCATTCAAATACTCATCCCATATTTGTTGTAGTTGAGGACTTGGGTTAGAAGTTAATTCGGAAAGATTCTTTCCTGTGTTCCAGTAGGGAGCCAGTAGTTCTCTGGCAGAATCGTACGCCTTCTCTGTAGGAGTATCATTAGCTTCCAGTGACCTTAGGAATACCTCAAACAAACCATCCCCTGCAACTTCTGATTTACTCTGTATAGATGCAATGTATTCATTACGTTCACTAAAGAACTCATCCCAGTTAACATCAGTAGGGGAGTCTTCAGTAGGCTCTATCGCATAGTAGCCAGCAAGTAAGAAGTCTACGCCAACACGGGTATCTTGCATCGTACCTGCTGCTGTATATATATCCGCATAATATTTATCTTTAACATTAGGGTCTGCAGACTGGGCAGCGTTTTTGTATATTTTACCTATAGCAATCTGGGCACCTTCATACTTCTTCCACTTATCTGACTTAGCCTCTCTCCACTCTTTAGGTGATAATGCCCCTTTAGTCTTATCCTTGTTACGCCAGTTATCAAGGAAACTGTCATTGTTCTGTTGTTCAGTAAGAAGTTCTCTTCTCACCTTAGACGCAGCAACACCAGCACTCCTAGTATCTTTTTGTGATATCTCAGGGTTTTCACTAAGAGCAGCCCTTCTGCCAGCTTCTCTAAGACCACCACCCCTCTGTGGGTAGAACGACCTTTCTAATGCAGACCAGAAAGGAACTTCTTTTTTAGGTTCCCTTATTTCTTTTTCAAACTGTCTGTACTCACTTTCAGATAGAGATGCTCTAAACTCAGCCCTCTCTAGTCTGTTCATATCTCTGTAGTCTGCGACCTTTTCTTCCATAGGTCGAGCCTCAACATCACTCATCTCTTCCATTAATTCTAGAGCAAAATCAGACATAGTTAAGCTAGTTGTACCTACCCCACCCAGAATACTTTCGTATAAGTGTTCTAGTCGTGACGGACTTCCTATGTAATCTTGCATAAAGTCTGGAAGAACATCAAGTTCATCTACAACCCCAGCTGCTGCCCTAATACTCTTAGATGTTTGTCTCGTATACTGCTCTTCCAAAGGTCCTTCCTGTAAGTCTTCAGGAACTATAGGACTCTCTCTCCATAAGTCATACCCAGTTAACTGTTCAGTAGTAAAAGTAAATATCTCTGGCATTGGCAACTCTGCAATAGGAGAAGTTGACTTGAATACTTCCATAGCCCACCTTCTCTTGTCATCAGCTACAGCCTCATCTTTATCAGTTTCCTCTGATAAGAAAATAAATGCCTGAAAGATAGAGTTCCATTCACGTAACCTATGTGGAATCAAAAGATACTTAGGCTTAGGTCTATCTGTTGCCGGGTCTAGTACCAGTTCACCACTGTCATCTCTTTCTGGTGGCAACATGAAAATTAAGCTGTTATATCTAACGTACTGAGGTATATCGTAGTAAAGCGGAGTTCCCTGATAGGTAAAAGATTTGTTCCAGTATTCCTGAACAGCAAGATAGGCTGTTATAACAGCACCTATCCTCATAGCTGCACCCCTAGGACCACCTGAAATAATATCTAAAGTCCTACCTTGAAATGGTCTATCTTTTATTCCTAAGGTTGCATAATGTTTTAATTGTTCTGACGCTGAACCAAATTCATAATGTGCCCCGTGACGAGTAGGGTTTTCTACCGGTCTAACAACTGGAAATAAGTCAATTCCCAGTGCCCTAAAAGGTATCTTGGCTCCGTCAGTAGCAGCTTTAAGAAACAGAAAGTAATCATTGAGTTTCCTAATCATTGCTCCACCATAACTAAAATCAAGAGTTGCCATAAAGCTATTTTCTGCTGCTGCCAGTGACTCTTGTGTATCAACAAATGGACCCATACTTCTTCGGTCAGCATCAGGAATGTCAATTACCTTACCTGTAGTCTCATCAATCTTACTTTCAGGTACCCAGTCATCCAACATTGTTTTCATACGTTTTGTTTCTGGAAGGTTTTTTATTCTGTTAAGTTCTTTTTCTCCGATAGTTTTCTTTAAAGTTTTCTCTCCTGCTGCGTATCTTGGAGCAGCCTCCACTACTCCTCCAACCCTAATGGCAGTGTCTTTTATTTTATCTAAAACAGACCTACGCAATAATTTATCTAACTGTTTACTAGATGTAACTATTACAGCAGAATCAGCTTGGTCAGCATTTATAAGTTCTCTTCTAACATCGTTTATAACTCTTGATTCAACCCATCCACTTGTTTCACCCCACCCACCCATTGACTTCATCATTTCTGCAAATGTATCTTGTTTATTCAAAGTCACATTGTAAAGACCCTGTATAACTCTTCCTCCTGAGTCTAATGGGGAAACACCAGATTTCAACCCACCAGTAAAAATATCTATAGCCATGTTACGAACCCAGAACAACGGGTTATAGGTTGTGTAGACAGACCTGAACCAGCCGTTAGTAGCTGCTAATTTAGCATTAAGCTGGCTTGGGCTATCCATAGCCATACCAGTACGACCCATTACATCGTCCCACATATCTTTATGTATTGGACCGCCATCTGAAGCTGCAAATACTTTTCTTTCTCCCTTTTCATAATAAGAAAAATATCCAGAGTCAGGAGAGTCAGCAAAAGGTTTCCCGGCAGGGTATTTTTTTGTAGGTACGGTCCTACCGTAAAAGGCTTCTACGTTTTTTAACCTTTTAGTTCCATCTTTTAATACAGTTTCAAATTTATCTGTAACGTCTTTTAACTGTCGTGTGCTTTTATATATATCAACTGCAATACGTGTAGATTTATTACGTGCAATACGAGCCTCTTCCCTAGCTATATGACTAAACAGGGTTTGCCCAAATACGGACTGTGCCCCCATTTTTATATTAGGGTTTTCTGATAAGGAATATACCCCATCATCTACCACATTGAAATTTCCCCCTAGTCTTCTACCTGTATCCATTCCCTTATCTAGATATTCAACATAGTCTATTGGGTTATACCAATCGTAAACTCGTACCCATTCATCATATAATTCTTGGGTTATAATTTCTTCGTTTAAAAGACGCTTTCTTAATTCAGCATATAAGTCTCTTAAAGATTCAGCGGTAGACTCTAGTGCATCTAGTTGTTCTGATGTATAACCCTTATTTTGCTGAAGCCATTCTCTACTCCCCCAATTTAGCAAATCAGCATCAGATACACTCTTATACACTCCAGTATCTGCATCCCAAACTTCAGGGTTTAATCTTTCTTTTTTCTTTAGTGTTTTAAATCTTTCTTTGATTTGTCTCCAGAACATTACCTGTGCATATCTCTCGACATCATCAAGGACTACACCTTTTGCAATAGTAGGTTCTACTTTGCTTTTAAATAGATTTTGAATTCTGGTAGCTGCTCTAGTGTCTGAAGAATTTATACTTCTGTGTAGTATTTCTGCTCTAGAAGGACCGACAGATGTACGGCTAATATCTAAGGCAGGGGCAGAATTAAAACCTCTTGCATCAAAGTCATCAGCAATTTGTACCCCATAATTGTAGCTCATCCAATCTTTTCTAAATTTTATTAAGGCATCAGCACCTTTAAATTCTGGGAATCTATCACCAATTAACTTTCTATAGATACTAGCAGTACCCCTGCCATATGTATTTTTAAGACCTACAGCCTTATTTAATGCACGTTTAAATGGTTCTCTGAGTACGGCATTGTTAATAGCTTCAAT